AATGCATCCTTAATAACACTATTCGGTACAACCGAGAAGATATTGAGGATTGGCAGAACAAAACTAACAACCCTAACTAACTAATTCAAATGAAATCAGCATTTACAGCACGTTTCAAATTTATCCGAAACAAAAAAAAGAAAAGTGGTAACGATTGTGACCGTTATTTATTAATTGACTACACTCCAGAAGAGGCTAGGAAGGCAGCCAAATGGCTTACTGCTCAAGCTGATGCCTGCGATACTCCTGGAGGATCTACCATCAGAAAATATAGCTCTAGAACAGACTATGAAGAAATCCCTGGATTTACCATCTTTGGCAGCCAGTGGTCTATTGATCCAGATTCTGAGGAAGAATGGGTTGATGGCCGTGGCACGATAGCACCGAGGGCTTAATTTTTATATGGGGCATTAGCAAGGGTGGTTTATTTGATCCTACTTAATTCGGCTTGATCGAATCAGAGGGGCAAAAGATTATATCTTTTGAGGTCAGGGATTTATTAAGGTAAAACACAAATCCTTTGAATCAAAATCAAATAAACAAGAAGGTCACTCGCTTTAAAATTCGAGGTAACTTCAGTAATAGATCAATGCTATGTAAGACCCCTTTTTATTTACATTATGATAAAACAAAACAAATATGATCCACCTCTTGATCCTTATTTTGGGCAAGTTTGGTATGATAGAGAATCAAAAAAAACTTACGAATATATTGAAGTTGGTGAAGGTTCAATAGATATAAATAATGATCCAATAAATGGTGTTTGGGCAGAAATAGATTGGGATAATAAAAGAATATTATGACAACAGCCGAAAAAATTGCAGCAGCTAAGAAAAGAGTTGCTGAACTTGAATTATTAATCAAACTATGGAGTAAATCAAAATGAATCAAGAAAACCTAGAAAAAAAAATAGATCGATGAGGACAACATTAGCAGACCTCAGAGGAAAACTTGTTGCATGGAGGGGCTGGGAAACTAGCCAGAGGCATAACAGGACCTGGATCTGTATTTCTAAAGCTTATGTCATCCCCTGGGATAGGAACGCTGCAATACAGAAAATTGTTGAAAAAAAAGGTGGTATTTATCTTCATCATTTTTGGCTTACAGGTGATAAACAAACCAATGTCCCACAACCAATTCATCTGTATGACAAGGTGGGAGGTGTCGGCATTGTTCGTAGTTATATGAGAAATAATGGATCTATTGACTACACAATAAAAATGCCTTCTGATCTTTGGAATGTAGAAAGTTTTATTGATTTATATAATGAAGAGTATAAAAAAACAACAGAAAAACAAAAAATTCAAAGATTAGAAGAAGGGCTTAGACATATTAAGGAACATGAAAAAAATGATGAACATATCTTGTATGGTTTAACAAGATCAATAAGTAGTTTAAAAAAAGAATTAGAAGAAGAAAAAAGATTTATTGAAAATTCACTTGAAGCTACAAACAAGGCTTTAAAAACAGTAAAAAAGAATGGCAAATGTAAAAAACTAGATTTATTAAAATTTCCAAGTAGACAAATCCGTAAACAAAAAGTTTTTTAACAAATGCAAAATAAAGACCTTATCAAAAATTATTATGACCAGCTTGCAGAATTACAGAAACAATACTGGTTTGAAGGTATGGAAACCAAGGAATATTGTGTAAGATATGATGCTATAAATAAAAGGATACGAGAACTGGAAAATGAGTGATTCAAAAAAACTTAGAAAATTAAGAGAGATAAGAATAAAAAACTTACAAAAAAATTTACTTGATATTCAACTAAGAGGAACAGAACATAGGATAAATATTAACTCAAGAAATAAAGCAGAATTAGTTGCTCCCAACGGCAGTTGGGTTACAGAACATATAAAGACAGCAATCCTAAAATATAATGTTGAGATTGATAAGTTACCAAAACTATATGTTAAAAATTTTACAAAAGAAGAACTTAAGGAATACGAAGAAATCGTTTCATCTTCTTAAATAAATTTTTACGTTTTGTTTTTCTTTCACTGATCACTATTTGGGCTTCAAGTTCTACAAGACGGCCTAATAAAGATGCAAGAAACACATCTTGTTTCATTTGATGTCTTACCAGATGCGTGCAATACCTTTTGATGGTGTAGATGTCATCAGAAGCTAAAATGTCGCGACATCTTTGTTCTACTAATAGTTCTAGCTCTAATGGAGCATCTTCTATGTCAATGTTGAGAAACTTTTTTTTCATAATGTTGTAGTAGACCCTGGAAACATTCTTGCTTCAATAAAGGCAACTGCTTGATCGTCTATCGTATTGTCTGTTTGTTTAACTAATGCTTTCAATAAATCAAGTACTAATCTCTTCATTCCTTTTGATTTAATAAAAATCATAAGAATGGGTTTTAAAATTTTTACCATTGTTTTTACGTGTTACTTCCCAAACATAGCTAAAATGCTAGTATTAGACAAGAGTTACAACTTTTATGGCAGAAAAAGAATCTAAACTTGAAGAACAAGAAGGTACGGATTGGGCCGAAATTTTTGGTCATGGTGTTAGATTTATGATTCTTGTCTGGTCATTAGCAATGATGACTCTTGGATACATGGACAAGATACGCAATGACGGAGCTTTTTTAGCCGGCTTGACCAGTGGCGTTTTAGGCAGCTACGGCATTTCTGTAAATAAGAAAAAAACTAATAATGGCAATGTTCCCAAAATTGTGGATAATAGTAAAAACAAGGTAGGTATTAAATGAAAAAATTATTTCCATTTATTTTTTTGGTAACAAGTCCTTGTTACGCAGAAATTACCCATAGCTTACAGAATATAGTATCTGTAAGTACTCTTGGTGCTCAATCCACAGCAACTAGGATTGGATCTACATTTTCATCACAAGGAACTAATGTTACTCCAACTGCTAATGATACAGCAAACTTATTAGGTACGCTTGATTTGTCTGATGATGCTATATCTAATGGTGTACCTACTATTGATTACGACACAAGCTATGCAGTAACAGATGCAGGGGATGCATACTCAGTATCGGAAACGTACTTAGAAGCGGATTCTATCCCTACAAGTTTTTTAGGTACAACTGTAACTAATGGTGTGGTACCATCGTTACCTATTTTTGGAGAGACAATAACAGTAAGTGGTGGCGATATAGGATCTACAGCAATGACAATGGATTCTGGTGGTGCGATGACAGTTACATTAACAGATGCTGGTGCAGGTGTTACAGCACAAATGTCAAGCACAATAAAATTAGAAATTGATTAATGAAATGGTTAGTATTTTTATTATTTGCAATACCTAGTGCAAATGCTGGATCTATTACGCCTTCGTTCTCTACAGGGCAAATTGAGTCAAATAGCTCTAGTAAATCTATTGTCGTGGAGACCATTATTACTGAGAACCATCGGACAGGTTATTCATACAGTATGCAGGGGTCTAATGTACAACCTACAAGCGGTACAATCATATCTCCTGATGCAACCTATACAAACACCCAAACAATTAATGGAGTGTCATTTAAATGGGTAGCTCCAAAACTCAATACCAAGCCTCAATGGGAGGTGAGAGATCCAACTCAGCCATTCAGCATAACAGAAAATTTCCTTGCCCCCGGATTAGATGCAACCAGCACGATCCAACGCACTATAAATACAGAAAGTCAAAGTTCAAGTTTAAGTATTTTCTCCCAGTAATTTTACTAGCAATATCGCCTAAAACCATTGCAAATACTGTAAGTAGCCCTAGTGCATCAAGTTCTGGCACGGTTATCAATCAAGGTATAAATAATGTGTCGGGATCATTTCCAACTCATAGGTTTTCAAATGGCATTCAATGCCAACTACCAACACTATCTATAAATCCTTTTATAACTAAAGGAGAAAATTATAGCCATCCAAGAATTACAACAACAAGAACTAACATTTATGATTTATCAGAAGATGATAATGGTAATCTTATAAATCCCGGTAGAATTTTATATCAAGCTGAACAACCTAGAATAGATCAGACTACAAATAATTTTTCATACGGAGTAACTTTACAAATACAAGTACCACTAGGAAAACAATTTAATGATATGTG